GCTGCCATGAGTGGCGATGGGATGATGTCCGATTTGAACGACAATGCCTTGTGCGATTTACCCTCACGGTAGCGATTGAATAGCATCTTCTGCCAACGCCGGACTTCCATCTGCATATCCTCGATGGCATCCTCTTCTGCGTCCGCTTCTGGCGTGGGCGGCTCAGTGTAGTTTGGATCATTCATTTCGTTCACATCGTTGGTTTCTTCGGCCTTTTCTTCCTCAAGGGGCTTGAGTTCCAGCCGTTCACGCGCCTCATTGACGGTGATAATCCCTGCGCTCACCAACGACACAAGCCCTTGTGCCTTTTCAGTCTCTTGCGCCTGATAGATTTCCATCCGTTCCGCTTTCCAGCACAGCGACAGATTGAATCGTGCGAACAACTGCTTATTGAGCGCCACTGCAATGATTTCAGCGCGTGGCAATACCGTCTTGCCGTAAAAGTGCAAATCGTCTTGTCTAGCCGTTGCGTAGTTAGCCGCGTTACTCATCATGAACGATTGCGGGATACCGAGCGCCGTTGCAATGTCCTCACGGGCGCGGGCAGTCAACTCCGGTGTTGCCAACTGATTGACGGGATAGCCGATTTGATTGACTTTCAAATCGCCCGTAATGGCGGTCACGCTGAAAGCGTTCTTTACGCCCGTCCACATGCGCTTATACCACGAGGTAAGCCGTTCCTTGTCCGCGTCTAGCGTCCCCTGCGGCACACTGATGACAGTCGGATTGACAGCGCCTTGTCCGAAGAAACGCCACGCAAACTCATCAATGTTCGCCAGTACACCCGCCGCCCGTAGTGCAACCACAGCCTCACCTACACCATGCCCTACCTCACTTGCATGGGGCGGTAGCCAGATGTATACGAGTTCTTCCGGTGCAAACGTCACGGTGCGCCCGCCCGCCTGTCGGGTAAAGCCTGTTAGCCCGTTCTCGATGTCAAACTGAGGTGTTACGGTAGGTGGGTAGAGCGTAGCTAACTCTTTCACCACTCCGAACGGGTTTTTCTCTGGCATGACATACGCCGCGCCAAACAGCAGCAGATGTAGCTCGATTTGCCACAGCAGCGCACGCAAGTTCAGTTCAAACGGGAATGTTGGCTCACCCTCAAGCTCTTCGTCAGCGCGTTCCCACGCATACGGCAAATCGGACAGCGCCGCACACCGCGCTTGGATGGCGCGATACAGATACGGCACGTCCGCATAGCGTTCGGTACTGCGTTCCGGGCCGCCGCCCGTCCCGCCCACAATTGAACGCCATGCGTCCGGCGGTAGCGATTGCAGCGGGATAGATTTCTGCTGGTGCATCAGATATGTGTTCATCCATCATCCCCAAACAAAAATCGTATGCCGCCGCGCTGTACGCCGTGCCATGCCAGCGCCAATGCAATCACTGTGTCATCGTGCATACCGTCCGGTGCGCTGTACTGCGAACGCCCGGTGCTACTCGTTTTCCGTGCATAGGCTGACAATTCACCTGTCAACACGCCGTCATCAAGGATAGCAATTTCACCGCGCTCAAACGCCAATGCGAGACTCTCAATCAGTGGCGGCTTACTGGTGGCTGTCGTTTCAAACGGTATGATTGGTAATCCCTCATTTTGTAGCGCCTCAATATTCGGGCTACCGATACTGTTGCTTTCAGCATAGATAGCCTGTGGCTGCCATTTGTTGTACATCGTTATTACGCGCCCACGTTGGAGCGCCCATGCCACGCCTGTAAACCTATCCATATCCACCATGCGCCGTGTATCTACATCCATCACGGCAATCACGGTACTGTCTACCTTTTGTGCCCAATCCAGCCCCATGACGAAACGTCCGCTATACGGTGTAGCCCGCTGTTCGGTAGCGCGTTCGGTGACGTTGCGAAACACCTCGCCGCCGCTGTCTAGGAACTCTGCTAGTATCTCTTGGCGGTAGGTGTCGGCAGTCATGTCCGCTGACAATTCCGCTACGGCGGTCTTGCTCAAATGTGGATTGCTGTGCGTGCTGAACTGCCATGCGGCATAGCGCCCGCTGGTGTCCGCTATCGCCCGCTGAAACAAAAGATAGAACCAGTTTTTGCGATTTGGTGTGCTGCTGAATACCGCGTCCCCGTTTCTGTCAGCCAACATCGGCGCACCAACTTCGTACCATGCCGCCGGGTCAAGCCGCGCACACTCATCAAGAATGAGCAAATCAGCATCTTCCCCTCGCAAGGCATCAGCGTCGCTACCTGTTTTGACGCGAATGCGCCCGCCCGCAAATTCGAAAATGCGCTTTGTTTCGTTCTTATACGCATACGGACGTAGTGGCGCTGTCCACAGCTTAATGCGCTGCCAGAAAATATCAGCTTGCTCTTGCGATGTGCTAGACAGTAGCACCTTTTGCCCGCTTAACATGCCTTCGATTGCCGCGATTGCGAACATCTGCGTTTTGCCCGCACGCCGCCCCGCATTCACCACTTTGCGCTTCGCAGGACTGTCCACAATTTCGCGCTGTAGCGGATATAAGTCGGGTAGCATCAGCGTCAAATTCGGCACGTCAATCGCCTTGCGATTCTGGCTTGACGTAACGCACTTCCACCGTCAAGCCGCCGCTATGCTCTTGCTCTTGCACGGTGCGCCCGTAGTCACGCGGGTAACGGCGTTCTAGCTTCCATGCCGCTGCTTGCCAGTTGCCATCATTCGCGGCCTTTTCGATTTTCGCCAGCCAACCGACAACGGCTCGGCCTTCAGATTCCTTTATAGCCTCAAGAAATTCAGGCTTGTCCTTGCGCCACTCGTTAAACGTCTCAAACGAGATGCCCGCATAGGCGCACGCGAGTTCATACGTTGCACCCATGCTAATCGCCTGTGTGAGCTTTTGTACTGTTTCCGGCGTGTACTTCGATTTACGTCCCGCCATATGCTAGTTACCTGCGTCTAAATAAATTTTTGTTGTTGCTTGTCGCGCTCTGCTCCAACTGGCGAATTTGCCGCTGTAGCGCGTTCATTTGCGGGATAGCATCTCTAATCTGTTGCCGTAGTGTATTGATTTTTGCTTGACGGTTAGCGATTTGAGTAGGCGAATATCGGCTGGCTCTATAGCGCAAGTCGTTTGTTGCCTGTCTGATTGAACGACTGGCAGAATCGTTTGTGGTTTTCAGATTGCTCAATTCTGTATTTAGCGTGGTAATCGAAGCCGCCGAAGCCGATGCCCTCCCGCCCGTCGTGCTTGCGCCCCGCGCTCTGCTACCCCCGCCCGCCTTATTGCTTTTCGGCATTGCTACGCACTTCCACTATTAGATTTCACCCTAGCACACCCCGCGCCTGCGTTTTCAGGTGTGCGTTTAGATGGTGCGCCGCCGCGTTTTTTCACAGAGCTAGTCATGATTTACTTGCATTGTATGCTTGCGCTGCTACAGGTTTATGCAACATTCGTGCAATGTCATCATTGTCGAAAAAAGTACGTTTTTTCGAAGAACCGGCTACAAATGCGTACATCCCTGTACTATCAAATCTAACATCGCTATACCTATTGATAATCACCGGGCGCGTTACATTTGTTCGCACGACAAGCTCCCCCCCGCCGCTAATCACTTTATGCGCTTCCCGCTGCAATTGCGCGTTATGCGTTCTGGCAAATTGGGTATAAGAACCATCGCCACTTGATACCGTCGTGCTTGCGCCCCGCGCTCTGCTACCCCCGCCCGCCTTATTGCTCTTTGGCATTATCTGACTCCCGTTTCGCTGTCATCACTTCCGGTATATAGAACCACCCGCGCTTAGTCGCATGTTCCTTCACTTTCGCCCCGCCGCCATAGCACACGTATAGCAAATCGCGTGTGCCAGCATGTTCGCAAGCGAGTTCATATTCCTCATTCATCCCCCGCAATTCGTGCGAGTAGCCCCGCGTGGCATACGCCCGCCATCCTTTCGGAACGCCTAGCAAGTTCAAATGAAAGTGAGGGTCAGGCACGTTCAAATCTACAAAAATCCGCACGCCTTTCGATTGCCAGTAGCGTGCTAACCAACGCTTGCGGTAAATCTGGTACAGTGCTACCGCTTTCGGCGTGGTGTTAAACACGCTGAAATTGCACTCTACCGCCGCTTTCGGTGCGCTGTAGAGCAAGTTGTGAGGCTCGCCCCAGAGCGCCTCAAATCGGTAATCATCCGTGTAAAATAGCCACAGCCCCGCCATCACCTTGCGCCGCGCCGCAAACCCGTAAGTCAAGTGCGGATAGGGGATATTGTCGGCTTGCATGTTTGCATCTAGTAGCGGTATGCCAAACTCGTTATCGCTAGGGAATTGGACGCTGGTATCTTCTGGCGTAACAAGCACGGGACTGCTTGCGACTGACTCCCCCGTATCAATGCCTGCACTCACGGTATCTTCCAACAATCGTGCCAATTCATCCCCAACCACCGTTTGCGACTGCCGGATCACATCTTCCAGTATTCGACTATCCGTAATAGCTAACGTGCCTATCGGGTCGTATGTGGATAGCACGAACGCTTCTTCAGCTTCGTCTAGTTCGATGTATTTCACAGGCACGTCGTCATCTGCCTGCAACGCAAGGCTTACCCGCATATGTCCGTCAACAATGTGTCCGGTGCGCGTGTTGACAATCACGTCTTGCACCCAACCTACGCGCTCCAATACGCCTTGCATGGCTTGTTGTTGATACTTCGGATGAATACGCCAATTGAACGGATTAGCCAGCAGTTGCGAGGCTTTTTCCGTTCC